GCAGTATGCTAGATTAAGATTTGATGCCGTGACTGTGGGTTTTACCCGCAGTTTATGATACGCATCACCTTTTAGTCTCGGTAACCCGACGCAAGCGCCGGGGCCGAACCCAAAGTGTTCTTCAGCCTCATCCCATGAAAATGGGCCAAGGAGCTTCGCTATCTTTCTCTTTGCATGTTGGAAAACCTGCAAAGCTGGGGGAGTAATTGTTCTCTCCCAGTAGCGATTCGTGAGTTTTGAATTCACATGAAGACAGCTAGTCTCGCTATCAGTGAACTTGCTAAGCGCCGCTTTCTTTCTATCCACTAAAGGTAGATCGAAATCGGAAAACTTAGCCAGAAGTTGAGAAGCGAGATAATCTTTCCTAAACAACGAAGCACTGTTGTAAGAGGAAGGATCCGGCGAAGGGAAATTTACGAGGTCTTGGTCTCCTCTATTCAGAGCAGCAGTTAGCTGCCTTGAAAAGGGTGTGGCTAGAGCCTCATAGATCATCTTCGCAGCTGGCCGTGCAATATCTACAACACGACTTGAATGCCTTAACAAAGGAAATTCTCCTAGTGGTGAAAACCAACGAAGGTGTAGAGCATCTCGGTACTACTGTGATATCAGAAGTGATACCCGAACTTAGCGAATAGCGCCTTTCGGTACTGTACGCGGTTTAGGAACGCTAACTGAATATCCCGGCGACGCGACTGAGGAAGCCTTAGCAGGCTGACTCGGAGGTGAAGCAGGAGAAATTCCGATGGATCCGCGTAAGCGGCCAAAAGAATTTCGTACAGCAGTGCAAAATCTACACGGGACAGTTGACATGTCTTAGCCGGTCGGAAGGACCAGATTGACAATGGCGTCGTAAAACGGCCCACTGGCATCTGGTACTCCGGCGGCATGGAACATCTCTCCTGTCTTGTTGTAGAGATCGAGACGATCTGCAGTCGTGCTGCCTACGTAAATGAGGTACGTCTGCTCCACCTGATCGGTGTAAAGCAGAGTACCCGCACATGCGCAGACGCTATCCACGGCTTGCACAACGGGAACGACCAACTTGAAGTTGACGCGAAAGACCTTGCCCGTCGGAGAAGGCTGCGTGAGAGTGATCGCCAAGGTTTGGAAACCATTGGGGACACCACTACCACGCGCAACCCAACGAGCAACGCCACCGGAAACCCCGGCAGGGTTGAAAACCACACTATTAAGTGTGATGTTTGCTTGTGCAGCCATTTTTAACTACTCCTATAGGAGTTAGCGGAAAACCTGAATGAGCAGACTTAAAGCTTCTGACGCATGCAGGTACGAGAGCGGATTCTTAAAATAGAATCCGGGAAGTGGAGAACTACCATAAACTTTCCTACTGAAATGCTCGGCAG